CATTTGAATTAGATGGGACTGCTGTCTTCATATATTGTTGAAATAATGGGCGATACATTCCATTTATAATAATCTTTCGGAATTCAGTAGTAATTCCAGCAAATTCCTTTCGCATTGACAAATCAGCCAATGCCGCAGAAAGTCTTTCTAATGAAAATTGACCATTATGAAACTTTTGAACAATATCAAAAACTAATGGCGAAGGTCTGTTAGTATTATAATGAATGACATCAAGGAAAGCTCTTACAAGGTTTTCATCTAAAGATTTATCATCAATTTTCTTTTGTTTAATTAAAACTAATAACTTCGTCATTCTATTAACAATATCAATGTTTATTAAACCAACATCATATGCAAGTTTAATGCTCAGGCTCACATCTAGGTTAGCATCAGAAATACTTTGAATCATCAACTTACTTTCGTTAGTTCCATAATTATTCATAGGTCCACGAGAACTATTCATTTTGAACAGGCCTAAGAAGCCAAAGAAATTAAAGAATAAACTATCCATAATAGTTGTTTTATTCTTCAATAAATTATCTTTTGAACTTTTATCAGCAAATAGTGAGTTTTCAATAAGAAATGGAAGCATCGTTTGAGTCTCTCTGAATATGGTTTGTAAACACGAAATTTATTATTATTATTTATAGATAAAAAAACCCGAGTGTTATCTCGGGTTTCTCACCTCAGTTAAAATTTATTTGACGCTTATTCTTCTGCCTCTAGTAGATTTGTATAGAATGCCAAATCGGCATCTCCATCATCTACATTAGTGCTAGAATCAAATACGTTTGGTGGCCCATTATCTCGACTCTCACGAGTTGGAGTAGGAGCATCATGGGGAATTGTGACATTGACTACTCTATTGAACTTCTGCTCAATGTCTGCATAAGAATTGAACTTGTCTGGACTCACTTCTGCTTGTAGAGAATATTGAGTCTTCCAAAGAGCCTCTAAAGCAGCATCATCGCCGTCAAATAAAGGAGCAGGCTTGTCGAATTCGCTCTTATCGTAGTTCCTGTATCCTTCAACATTGCGAATCTTGATCTTAAAGTTCGCCCCCTCCCAGAAGTTGAATGGATTGAATGGACTTTCATCCTCGAACTCTGGGTCGATTGCACCCTTGATCTTGGCAAAGATCTTAGCACCAAACTTGTAGAGGAATACCTTCCCCTCATTCTCTGGATGCTTAGAATCAGAAATGACAAGAATATTGGAAATATACGAAAGCCCGCGCTTACGCTTACGAACAATATCCTGATTCATTGGAATATCTGTTGCCCAAAGCTCGGAATTCGATTTGCAGCATGGGCATTCCTGACCAAGTGTGGTTGGGCAGTTTTCAATAAACCACTTTGCACCAATCTTAAATTGATGGCGATAGAGCTTGACATACGGCATGTCTTCCCCATCTGCGGCAGGCAAGAAGCGAATGATTGCGTAACCATTACCGCTCTTATCAACCTCTGGATTCCAGAACCTTACATCTCCGTAATCCTTCTTATCCTCCTTTTCAATCTTGTCTTTTAGATCGGAGAACTTGGTCTTCTTCATGTCTTTAAATGCCATTTTGTATTTCCTCTTTTTGCTATTGCGACTTATGCGCTAGGTGTTGCTATTGATTTTTAATTGATAATATGAGTTTTCACATACTTCTTCTGGAGCATTCTTTCCTCCAGAGCACAACATTGTAAACGATCTAGGTGTACCTTGTCAAGTTTTTTTGCAAAATCTTCTGGATCTATATCCTCCTGTTCACAAAATTCTGAAGCTGCCTCGAAGAAATTTAACCGCTTTTCTTCTTGAATTTTCACTATAACAGTCATTGCTCGTTCACTGAAATTCATTTGCTAAACACATGGCCTCCAATTTTGTCAATCTTTTTTGTTCCTGGGATTTGAATAGTATTAAAATAGATTGCATTTGTTAATGATGATAGTCTTTCACAAGGAATTTTTTCTTGTGTATAATAAGTGTCTAGAACAATTTGAGCCTTTTGAATAAATTTTATTGGTGGATTGACTTTACCTCCTTTCTTTTTAAACCAAGGGAATTGATTAGGTTGAGCGATAACTTTACAGATATCGCTAGGGTATTTTCCACTCTTTTTCCTATTTATGACAGTCATTGCGACCGCCGTTTGCCCTATTAAACCTTCTCCACTTGCTTCAACGTGCATGACTTGAGCAAGACACTTCACTTCGTGTTGTTTTATATTAGCTTGAACAGGTTGGCCTGCTAGCATGAAAAGCGTGGATAATAGAAACAGAGTCTTTAATAAACTCATCTGTTTTCCTCCTAAAGAGTTGAGGAAAGCCAGATTCACATCCAATCAATGTCACTATTTGCTTACAATTTATTCCAATCTGTTCAGCAGCCATTAAGGCATACACCGTTTCTTGAATGAAATAATTGTGAATGTGGCTTTCTAGTTTTTCATTTCGACTGGATTTAAAATCGACAACGCTTAACACATTGTCGAACAGACCAATACAGTCTGTTCTTCCAGCGATTTGCAACTTATCGGACCACAGAGGTAGCTCTAAAGCAAATGGGTCAAGTCGCTTCAAGTATATCCCCAAACTTCTGAATAAACGCCATTCAGTTGTTTGAGTTCGTTCTATTGAATCTCCCTTGAAATAAGATTCAATTAGCTTGTGCATATTTGTTCCTCTAACACAAGCGGCGGATGTTATTTCTTCCGCCTTTTCCTTCCCTACTCGTTCTCTCCATTGATCGAGACCACTATGATCAGACATAGCAGAAATGACAGTTGTTACTGATGGATACTTGTTTCCTGTTGGAGTTGTATAAACTCGTTTTCCATTAGTAACAGTATCAGTGAAACTATTTTTATATTTATCCTCAAATAATTTTATCTTCTCACGGTCATTCATATATTCAACAAACCATAAACCAGACTGGTTCTTCTAAAAGAGGTTCTATTTCTTGAAAAATTAGAATTAAACCTAATAAAATAAATCCCCAAGTTGTAAAATCCGATCCAGGATTCTTTCGTTTTAGAGAATTGGTAAATGAAACCCAATCACTATTAGGGCGCTCAGTAGGTCGGACTCGCGTCAAACCTGTTGTAATGATTTGATTGACTTGTCCACCACACTTTTCACATGGCTTTTCACATGGAACATGACGGTCAGCTAATTTTAATGACTTTTCAAATGTATTCTTACAATTTGAACATTGATATTCGTAATTTGGCATAGTTTTGTGTTTAGAAACCTCTTTCCATTATTCCAGTGAGTCGATGAGTAGAGAGATAATCAAAGAATTTAGTCTGACTTGTTTTTGATTTATTTAATGTTTCTAAGATTCCAGTTTCTATTTCTTTTGGAATCATTTGCAGATCAATTAATTGAATATTTCGGCGATACTTCTTTAATACTTCTTCATTTATACAAAACTCTTCTGGAGAAAGATTACGCCACTGATCGATCTTAGAATTGCGAATTGTTTTACATCTTTTGTCTGGATTCATATAAGAGTCATCATCAGAAAATATATTGGGGATTCCATCCCCTTTATCGCCTTTAATGATATGCTCAAAGAAATCATATCCAACAGTTTCAGCAGTTATAAATTTCTTATGCCAAGATGAAAATTGTTTTAAAGTCGGACAAATAGACTGAAGTTGAATAAAGTCTTTATCAGAACTTACAATGACATTAGTCATTCTTGGATCACAAAAATGTTTTACAAGAACTGCGATGATATCATCTGCTTCTGCACCAGACATTTCAATCCAATGAAATGGCAAATTCTCGATAAACTCTTCTTTTAGAGTATTGAAAACTGTGAAGAAATCATCCCAATCAAAATCGGAATCCTGTTTAGCTTTTAGCCTATTGCGCTTATACTCAGGAAAAACACCTCTCCGCCAATATGTCCTTCCATCAATGCACAGAAAGATATCTTGATCTGTTTTATAATACAAACGAAGCTTCTTTTTATGAAATAGAATGTTAGATAATGCAATCGAACGTACTAATTCCAACCCAGGCTGACTTTTTGTTCTGGTAAAGTATTCCATCACGGATGAAATTGTTAATTGACTAAAATCAAGAAAAAGCATATTATTTGACCTTGTAAATATTTTATAAAGTATATATTAAATTCAACCACATGTCAAGCACTTTTTATTTCATAATTAATCCAACCCTGAGTACAGGTGATATCATCCTTTGCTGCTTTATTTCCAATTATTCTAATTCTACTCTCAGCGCTAGGTTTTGTTGACTTGAATAGAAGGGCTCCCTTGATAAATCTGGGTTTATCAAGGTTAAATTGATAAAAATTCTTAGCTATTACCATTTGAGTAATGGTATCCAGACTATTTGAATTGAGTTTTTTTGTCAATTCATTATTAAAGAAACTGGAAAGACTATATGGTAACAAGTTATATCGGTCCACATCTCCACTTTCTTTCATCCTTGACCCCGCTTGCTCAAGAATTATATGGTGGTCTGGAGTTAATTTGTCTGTTAAAATTGCTTCATAAATCGATTCGGGATTTTTTATATTCATTTTTAAAAACGAATTGATACCCCATTCATATATGATCTTTCTAACATTTCCTTTTGGTTTTATCTCTCTTCGAACACAGATATCGACCAATTCCTTTATTGCTGAATTGAATCGAAGAGGTTCTTTTTTCTTAATTAAACTTGGCACTACAGAAGCAAATAAACTTGCTGGAGACCCTTTTGCAAATTTATTTGAAATGCTAAATGATTTATTTTCAACTTCTATAAATGAATCTACTATAGGCAATGATGGGTCGTCAGGAACAAAAAATCTATCAGCTCGTTTTGAGAAAGGGACAGCACCAAAGATATATTTGGATTGGTCGCCCTTTAGCAGAGCCCAACCACTCAGAAGTTCAGCAACATACACACCAATTTTGAACTGTTTATCACGAGGAATTTGTCCCCAATCAAATTTTCCAACCTGAAAAAACTTATCGAATACAGTTGCAACTTCTTCCTTAAATAATGGTTCTCGATAACACCCTTTGATAATACTTTTTTCTAAAGATTTATAATCTTCGAAAACAAAGCAACTAATTGCATTGCCATCGTAAAATCTTGTCGTTTTATCAACATCAATAATAAATGATCTAGCATCTATAGAGTGTAGACTTTTGCCATTCGTCATTTCCTTTGCTATAATTGAGAACTTTTCAAAAATTACTCCACCTCTAGAACTTCTTGCCGACCCCCTTAATTTTGAAGCTGGGACATAGGTTCCGCCAATCTCAGCAGCAACTGATTGGAGAATTTCAGTTCTGTCATCTCCCTTATTAACTTCAATAATAATACAAGAAGATGATCTTTTACTAATTGAAGTATTTAGATTTGTTACAAATTCAATTCTCTCTTGCAATTCATTCACTGTTACCATATTTAAAATTCCTAAACTTTAGTTCGAAGTATTGAATAATTTATCCACCCATTATTGCTACCGAGATTGTTTTGAGCACTTGCATTC